GTATCTACGCGGAGGGTACGGGCTCGGGCGGCAAGGAACTCACCGGCCTCAACGCAGCGGTGCCGACGAATCCTGCTACGGGCACCTATGGTGGGATTGACCGTGCTACTTGGACGTTCTGGCGTCCGAAGCTCGTCAATCGCGCCTCCCTGGCCGTACCGGGGCCGTTCACGCCGACGAACATCGCGGAAGGCATGAACAAGCTATGGGCTCAGCTGGTACGCGGGTCCGATCGTCCCGACCTGATCGTGGTGGACTCCGTCATGTGGGGTATCTTCATGGCAAGCCTCCAGGCTCAGCAGCGCTTCACGCAAGCAGAGACCGGCAAACTGGGATTCCCGTCGCTGAAGTACATGGACGCTGATATCGTCCTGGACGGCGGCATCGGTGGCTTCTGCCCGCCCGGCACGATGTTCTTCCTTAACACGAAGTACATCAGTCTGCGTCCGCATTCTGCCCGCAATATGGTGACGCTGTCGCCAAATCGGCGCTACGCGATCAACCAAGACGCAGAAGTACAGATTCTGGGTTGGGCCGGCAATCTCACGACGCGGGGCGAGCAGTTCCAAGGTCGTCTGATCGACGCATGACCTGTCTACCGGTGGGAGCACGCAGACGCTCCCACCGGACTTTTTGAAGGAGATCAGAATGCCCGCATACGCAATGGGTATGGCCCGGTCGGTTCCCAACGACCTGAATCTCAATAACGGAGCAGCAACATCCGCTCCTGTAGGAAATCCTGCGATCGGGGAGCAAGTAATTATGTCCCCATTCTCTGGGCCCAAGGGATCGCCACTGGACAGAGATTCCGCGAACAATGCCTCCACCGGTGCCCTGAACACTGGGATCGGCTTCAGTGCGAACGACGAGCAACTGGGCGGTATTGATGCCTTCTACGCCAATGGTAAGCCAGCTAGCGGCTTCAATGACGACTATACCCCAGGTATTACTACACCTGCGGGAACCGCGGCGCCAGACTCGAGGTTGGTGGCTATCGGTGGTGGACGTAGCGCGATCACGGTTACGGGTGGTGACGTAGCCAAGGGTCTGTCGGTCGTGTCCCCATATACTGCCGGCTTTGGCCTGGAAGGTTTCGGTGGTGGCGGGTCGCGCGACGCTGGCGCGGGTCCGGCATTTACGGGCTTCGTGCTCAAATCGGTCACCGCCGCAGCAGACGTAGCCCCGGCAGCGGTGATCGAAACTGGTTTCGTCAATCGTTCAGACGGAATTCTCAAGACCGGCAAATCGCAATTTGGCTCGGCATCCGCCGCGCAGGTTGCACCGACATAAGGTGATTTATGGATGAATTAGCCTCTACTGATTGGTCTAAGGTGCCGGAAGGTATCACGGAGAATGATCAACGCTTTGCACATGATAACAAGCTTCACGTGCAATTCTATCTCCGTCCAGTGCTTTTGACCACGGCCTCAGAAGAGGCTAATCGTCCCATCTACGCAGACGTGCTACATATCCGTATCATGACGCCGGGGGATAAGCTCAGCATCATTGATCGGATAGCTTCCCAGGACGACAAGAACAGATTCGCTGCTCTGTACGCGAAGTACGAAGCAGGCGGATCGCAGGCCGTCGTCGGTACCAGGCTCGAGTCTGTTCCATGGATGACTCGGAGCAAGGTAGAGGAATACAAGTTCTTCGGCATTATCACGATCGAACAGCTTGCCGTAGCCAGTGATCAGGTGGGTCAGAAGTTCCCAGGATTCCACCAGGATAAGGCTAAGGCAGCGAAGTGGTTGGATGCTACGACAGGAACGGACGCTCGGGTCAAGGCTCTGGAAGATCAGATTGCTAAATTGATAGCGGAACGGCAAGAAAAGGCGGAGGCCTGATATGCCCGCTATGCCCCGCACGACTTTGATTGAACTAGTCAATGCTGTAGCTAGGTCGGTGGGGCATCCTATTACTACAGATGTGGCTTCGTCTATGGATGAGGCCATTCTGCGTATCGCGTACTATGCGAACCTCGCGTGTACGGAACTCATTTACATGTTCAATTGGCAGTTTCTCACCAAACCCTGCAACTTGCTATTCGTGGCTGAATTTGAAGGTCAAGTTGAACGTGGTTACGATCTACCGCCTGATTTTAAGGCTATGGTCGATGAGACTCATTGGACTCGTTCTACTCAGTTACCTGCTATTGGTCCCATTAATCCTCAGGATTGGCAATGCTTGGTTATACGTGACGCTAAAGTCACCACCCGCATACTGTGGAGAATTCGTGGGGGACAGATTTGGATTAAGTCCCCTTCTGTATCAGAGGAAACTCTCAAGTTTGAGTATTTGTCCAAGTATTGGGCCGTTGATGGGACGGATGGTACTCCCAAAGATGCCCTAGAAAAGAACAACGACTATCACATCTACCCGTGGCAGCTCCCCGTATTGTTCACGCGAGCAAAGTGGTTCGAGAATGAAGGCTTCGACTCCAACGGAGCGTATGCGGACTTCCGCACGGCCTTCAACTACGAGACTGGCGTGGATAAGGGTGCTTCTTCGCTTAGTCTGGTGCCCTACGTGGGATACCCATACCTAGACGTAGCAAGGAACGTACCTGATACGGGTTATGGCTCAGCCTAGAAGAGCAGCTACTCAGCAGCAGTCGAGACTCCCAATGCCCTTGGGAGGGCTCAATTTTGTCTCCGGCATGTTGGATATGCCGGAGACCGATGCCCATATGCTGGATAACTTCATCGCGCGTCCGCACGGTGTAGAGGTACGCAAGGGTTGGCAGTATCGTATGCCTCGGGTCAATTCCTTCCCCAATGAAGTACGGACAATCATCCCATTCGTATCGCAGTCCTCGGGGAACAGTAAGCTATTCTGCTCGACTGCTGAGGCTACGAGCAAGATTTACGATATTACCACGGCGAATACAGCGCCGACCGTATCCTTGACTCCCTCCACTCCGGCAGATACGGCGGGAGAGTGGTATTACACCAATTATACTACCCCAGCTAGTGGTAACTTGTGTATATGCGCGGCGGGGGCAGGGTACTACAATTACACGGTCGCTAATGGCTGGCGAGAGATACCCACGGGTACTGCAGCGTTGCAGGTATCCTTCCCCGCTGGGGACACTACTACGACCAAGGATTTTTGCTTTTGCTGGGTATGGAAGAACCGTCTGTGGTTTCTCAAGCGGTTCTCCTCAGTCGCTTACTACCTGCCCGTTAACCAGATAGCGGGAGCGGCTCAATCCTTCGACTTCGGTGCTCAAATGGAGCACGGAGGTACTCTGGACTACGCTACGGGTTGGACTTACGACTCGGGCAAGGGTATAGATGATGGTCTTATCATTGTATCCAGTGAAGGCGACGCTTTGCTGTACGAAGGGACTGATCCGGCCAGCGCATCCGGTTTCGCCCTGAAGGGTATGTGGTATTTGGGTCGGTCCCCATATGGCAGGCGGTCTTTCTGCTCCCACGGGGGCAATGTTTTCTTTATGACGGACTACGGTATTGCCACGGCTAGCGATATGGTGGCAGGGAAGCTACATAATTCAGGTATGGCCGGTAGTGAAGGCTACAAGATCAACCCTAAACTGGCTCGGGTCGTGTCGGAGAGTATCAATGATAAGTACTGGTTCCTTATACCCTTCCCCACCGAGGAACTACTCATTCTAGGCGCTCCTTGGATCAATAGTGAAGTGGGCGTGCGACAGTCATTGGTAATGAACTCCATTACCAATGCTTGGAGTACTGTCTCAGAAATGGATATGTTGTGTGCGGAGGTCTTCCAAGGTCAGTTTATCTACGGCACTCGCTCAGGGGATGTTATCAGGGGATTTTCAGGGTTTCAAGATGGGGTATCGGCGGACAGTACTGTACCTGGGGCAGAGGTAACGGGTCGTATGATGACTGCTTTCAACCCTCTCGGTTCATCAGTTAAGAACAAGCGTGCGCTTCGGGTCAAGATGTACGGTTTCGCTGACTCTGATCCATCGATTTACGTGATTATACGGGATGAATATAAACTCACCGATCTGCTGAGTACTCCTGCCCCCGTTATGAATTTGCAACCAGCATGGGACGTGGCTATATGGGATCAGTCGATTTGGAATGCCGCTACTGGCTCATTTCGGCGGTGGATTGGAGTCTCAGGTTTCGGCAAGAAGCTATCTACGCAGCTAGCAGTACGTGGCTCGGGAGCAGTACTGATGACCGACTACGAAATGTTATACGAGACCGGAATCGGGCTATGAATGAGGTCGATACCATTTTTCGTGACCGAATCATGAATCTGGAGGACGAGATACGCAAGTTGCCTCCAGTGGAGGCAGAACTCAAACACTACTTCTCACGTGGGGTATACGCGCGAGCACTCTATCTCCCCAAAGGAAGCGTGCTAACGGGGAAGATTCACAAATACTCGCAGATCAATGTACTCTTGAAGGGTAAGATGGCGATAGCCAGTATCGAGGGTACCAAAGAGGTAAACGCAGGCGATGTGATCGAATCGGGGCCTGGGGTAAAACGTGCGGGCTACGCTCTTGAAGATAGTGTATGGCTCACTATCAGCGGAACCCACGAGACGGACTTGGAGAAGCTAGAGGATGAGTTAATCTCTCCCAGTTTCGAGTCCTATGACAAATTCTTACTGGAGAATAAGCCATGTCTTGGGCAGCCGTAATTGGTGGAGTGGCGAGTATAGCTGGTAGCGCTATGAGCGCTAAGAAGGACAAGCAAGCTAACCAGCAGACTAAGGTAGACATTGATAAGCTTCGTGAGGACGACTATGCGAAGAACAATGCTATCTACGCCAAGCAATTACGGGATGCTCGGTTTAACCGACAAGACCCGTACTCCAGTACATCTTGGACTACTGACCCTGTAACTGGGCAGATGACCCAGAGTACTCAGCTTAACGCGGCTCAGCAAGGACTGCTTGATTCAACGAATCAGAATAAACAGCGTCGGATGGATGCCGCGTCCAAGATTGATTTTGGTAATGGCGGTAATATTGATTGGAACTCTCTGGGATTTGGTAACATGGCTAAGGCCGTGGGATTACAGCCTGGCGGTACTACGGGCAAGAGTCCTTGGGCTGATCAACCCTATTCCTCAGCGGGTGGTGATTATCTGAACTATATGTCCCGTCAACCTGAGGGTATGAGCGCTTTCACTCCTACTCCATACCAACCAGGAGTATTGACACAGCCTCGTGGTGGCGGAGTCTTCACAGGTGCCCCTACTGGCGGAGGCGTGGGTCTAGCGCCTAACCAACAAGTAGTTGACGTAGCTAAACTATTACAGGGAGGCTGATATGTCTTGGATGGCCGCAGGTGCTTTGGGTGGTTCAGCGTTGGCTGGTGGAGCGGGCGGTAGGATGAATCCGCTTAATATGCTGATGGGCGGCGGGAAGCACCATCCGGCGATGTCTCAGGCTGACTTCTCCGCCCAGCAAGGACAGGAGCAGAACCCAGGTGGCATGTCCTGGGATCAGATGATGAAGCTGCCGAAAGAAGCGCAGACCCAAGTTCTGAATAACCTTCAGACTATGGGTGGCGTTACTCCGGGCATGAATATTCCCGCTGGCGCAATGGGACCGCAGGTCGCCGCTCAGCAAGCCCAAGCTATGCGTCAGCAAAGAATGGCTCAAATGCCTCCGCCTGGAGCAATGGGGGGTATGTCGCAAGGTGGTCAGCAAGCCCAAGCGGCGCCTATGGCGCAACCCCCGAGTCCTGTCGATCCTATGGCTCAGCAAGCGGCGGCCCAGAAGCAAGCGATGCAGAAGCCTATGGCTAGTCCAGCTCCGGCACCTGCCGCACCAGCCGGTCCCGCTGAGCAAGGGCTACAGGGTATGGACCCAGGAATGTACAGTCAAATGGCGGCAGCGCTGCGCGCGAGGTAATCATGGCGGATGTCCCTGTATACGGCCAGCAGAATAGTAGCTACGGTCAGCAAAGCGGCTCTCAAGCGACCAGCGGGCCGGCTGGTCTGTACGGGGCCAAATACGGGACTGAGTATAATGTCCCCACCGCGTCGGCAGGTATGCAAGGTACGGGAGCTGACCCTCTACACGCTCAACCGGCTAATGCTGTAGGCGGCTACCAAACAGCCGGCTACCAGTACGGTATGCCCTCCGCTGGCGGCATCCAGATGAATGCCCAGGGGGCTAATGGTCAGCCGCTCGGCTATATTGATCCCTCCCAATCGGCAGTAGGGTCAGTCGGCTCGGGGCAGATGTATCAGCAACAAATGCAAGATGCCTACATGAACCAGGCGAAGTCACGCTTGGATCCTCAGTGGCAGCAACGATCTAGTGACTTGGAAACCCAACTCCAGAATCAGGGCCTATCTCGTGGTTCCGAAGCGTGGAATCGGGAGATTGGTAATATGGGTAATCAGCGGAACGATGCCTATAACCAAGCTATGCAGACAGGTATCCTTAATTCTGGAGCCGAAGCCCAGCGTATGCAAGGGATGGAGATCGCTGGAGGTAACTTCGCTAATCAAGCTAAGCAGCAAGACTTTATGAACAAGTTCCAATCGCAGCAGGGCGCGATTGATCTAGGCAACTTCGCCAATAACGCCCAGAATCAGCAATTCGGGCAGAATCTTCAAGGAGCTCAGCTTAACAACGCTGCGATGACCGCTCAGCAGCAAGCTGCTCAGGGATGGGGCGGGCTACAGAACCAGTTAGATACAGCACGCATCGGGGCGAGTGCTACGGGGGCGGCTGCGGCAGCTAATCAGGCTGGTATGCTCGGGGCAGCTGGTATTAGTGCCGATACTCAGCGCTACCTCGGCGATCAAAACGCGGCATTGACTTCCCGTAATTTACAGCGTCAAGAACGTGGCGATACGTTTGATCAAGCGATTCGCATGTCGCAGAATCCCTACGTTACAAATAACCTGGCTACTAGTGGTCAAGGTTCTACATACGACCCCAACCAAGGTAACTACGGTCTGACCTCGCCTACTCAGTCAGGGGTCAATTCTGGCGCATATATCAACCCTACGGCTCAGGCTAATCAAAATATCGGTACGGCTGAGGGTACTATGGGTGGAGCAGCGTTAGGGCTAGGTGCTGGTCTCGCTCGTACTGGTATAAATTACTACAATCAGAATCAGCAACCTACGAATCAATACGGGTACGGCGCTGGATACAATTATCCCGGTGTTGATCCACTAGGATTGGGTTAATCATGGGTGCTCAAGATTTAGGCGGTCCTGCTGATTGGAGTTTGGATCCTTTCCAGGCTGAAGAGACCGAACTCAATGAGAGACTGAAGCGCGCTATCGCGCTGCGTCTTGCTGGTTCTAAGGGCGGAGCCACTAACGCGGTAGATGCCGGTAACCAAGCTTTCGACCGTGCTTCGTCGTACTTTGATGAGATGGGGGTAGAGTCTCAGCGCAGAGACTTGGCTAAGAGAGCTGCGCAACGTCACGCTCAGACGTTTGCGGACTACTCGCCCGAGATACAACGGTTAGCTGCCGACCCGCAAACCGCAGCTACTGCGATAGGTTTTGTCAAGGCGGACGAGCAGCGGAAGCGCGATGACATTGAGATGGCGAAATTCCAAGCCGCTCTCCATCCGCCCGCACCGTCTGCTCTGCCCGGTACTATGGCCGCTACGGGAGGGGCTGCTCCAGGTGCTCCGACTCCAGGTTGGAGACCAGATATCAATACCTTAATTGGCTTCGAGGGCAGTAGCAGTCCTAAGGTAGCTGCCGCCGCTAAGTCAATGAAGGAGTATTACGGCACTCCGCGTGACCCAGGACATAACGTAGTTTGGAATGCGGATGGTACATTTAGCGTAGTGGGTGGATCTAAGGCAGGTCAAGAGCAAACTGAAGGTATTAAGGCTCAGGAAGGTGCTAAACAAGATACCGTCGAAGTAATCATGCCGAACAAAGAGCCGGTTCGGATGACGAAATTCGATGCCGCTCGCTATGCTGAAGAGTTGACTGCTAGACGTAAAGCTGCTGAAGGACAAGCGCCGTCGCCTCCTGCTGGACCTACTTCGCCCCCACCGCCGAAGCTAGGCGGTATTCCTGAGGTTAACTGGAACGGTATGACGCCCCAAGCGATGGGGGCAACGATACAGCAATTGGCGAAGGAGCGTGGGATTACGCCGCAGCAAGCAATGGCGATTCTCGCCCAATCGCAGCCGACGACTCCATTAGCCCCGGGTGCTCCTGATCCTATGACGCTACCGCCTGCTCCAGGAGCAGCGCAAACTGCCCCATTGCCTCCGCAGCAACCGATTCAAGGCGCACCTACCCCGCCACCGCCTCCTGCTCCTATGCCACCGCCCCCTCAGGCTCCATCTGCTGCGCCTATGCCTCCCCAAGTCGCTGGGCCTCCACCGGGTGTTCCTCAGGGTGGCGGGGCACCTCCTATGCCGCCGCCTCCTCAGGAGCCTATGGGACCACCGGGTCCGCCACCGGTGCCGCAGGGACCAGAAATGAATATGCCCCCCATTAGCGAAATGGGGAAGGTAACGGCAATGGACTTCGCTAAGGCTCAGCCTTTGCAACGTCCAGTTAGTCAGTACGGCGGCGCTCCTGATCTGACCGACTTTAACAAGTCGATGGATGCTCGCCGTAAGCAGCTTGCAGACTTGGATCCTAAGTGGGCTACATTACAAGAGACAGGTCCGGCTCTGGAGGCTATGGAAAACGCCATGAAGAGCGGAATGTCCAAGGGCGGCGTCCGCACTGACGTAAACAAATATTGGAATTACATTGTATCGGGGACCAGTAAGGAGGTTCCGCAGGTTACTAATGATCGCGAGTTCGATGCTAACGCTAAGATGTTAACATCGGGCTTCGTGAAAAGATTTGGTAACAATCCGTCCAATTACGATGCTCAGATCGTCTTGAGCATGAACCCTACCACACTAGACACAGCGTCTACGCGCGAAGCGTTCATGAAGCATCTGAAGCGCGCGTACGAGTTTGAGAAGTTGGCCGCTAACGAAGTACCTGCTCTAGTGGAAGGTAAGGGCTTCAACGTACCTCAGGCCTATGACATGGTTCGGGGGATGTTCAATTCTCAGAACCCTCTCATTGTCTCGGAGGCCAGAGACAAGTTTGATAAGGCGCAAAGGGAAAAGGGGTCAGAGAAAACCTCCGATTCTGGTAATGTACTGACTAACGCCTTAGCTGCTATTAATCCCATCGGTTCCGCCCAAGCTGCGGAGTTTACACCGGGTCAACCTCCCCCACAGGAGTTGCCCCCAGAGGATAGTGTACTAAAGCGTCTCATGAACGTTATCAACCCTCCGCAGGGACCGGAGACTAAACCAAGCTTGTTCCAGCAAGCTACGTCAGAGGGTGAGAACAAGAACATACCTTCTTTTATCAGAGGCGGACTGGGCGCTTGGGGTAACTCCGTCTATGGTTTATCACAAGGAGCCGATGCCTTCAAAGAAGGTGGCTCCTTCTTCGACCCAAGCAAAGATCCAAAGTGGAATGAGCGTATCGCTAACCAGGAGAAACTGTCTGAGGAGGATCCAGCCTATAAGTGGGGTAATCGGGTGGGTAGTATCGTTGATCCCTCTTGGCTCGGTCCCAAAGAACTCAAGATAGGCGGTAATGCTATAATGGGAGGGATACAAGGTGCGTCCGAAGGTGCAGAGAGTTTCCCTGAGCGGCTCGTCAAGATTGGGGCCGGTGGCGTAGGTGGAGCTATCGGCGGTGCTTTGGGTCCGCTCCTAGGCAAGACCGTTCGACACTACGGGGATATGGCAGCGGAAGGGATAGCCGACCAAAGTAAACGACTGTTAGGAGTCTTCAAAGACTTCATGCCCTCCGCTTTCCAAGTGGATAAGGACGCTACCAGTAAGGCTATATCAGCAGCTACTAATCCAGCTGCGGCTAGGGCTCCAGAGCAAAGTCAACAAATCACTAAGACAATTACGGACGAACTGGGACTAAAACTTCCAGGTAATCGGTTGGATAGTAATACCACTGCTAAGGTAGTGGAGCAAGCGGAGAAAGACACCCAAGCTCTGTTCCCCAAGACTACCAAGGTTCCTTTGGATAGTAATGACAGGTCAGGGTTAGTTGCTAGTATCGGTAAGTTGGGATCGGAGGCAGAGAAATCTCCCACTCTAGCCCTTCTTCATGAGGCGCTTGGTAACGGTACCATCAGCGCGGTTAAGGCCCCCACTCTGCTCGCGGCGTGGAGGGAGTCAGAAAAATTAGCCGCTGGTCCTGAGAAGAGAGGGGTGCAAGATTCCCTCAAGACTCTCATTGCTAAGGTGGATCCGGACGGACAGTTTGACCGTATCATAGGTCGAGAGGCCATCGCTAAGGATGTGGAAAAGGTCTTCAATAAAGGCGTAGGTGAAGGTGGGGCTTCAGGTTGGCTTAAGCCCAGTGCTATTAAGAACAGCGGACCCTACCAGAGTCAGTTAATGAAGGACGCTCACGACCTCGTACATCTGTTCGGGGTCAAAGATGTCGGTGAAGGTGGGGCGAGTTTCACTCAACCCTCTACGTGGTTACATCCTATAGGTGGGTGGGCTCTTAACAAACTCGACCGTACCGACATGCGAGCTAGTGACGCAGATAAGGCCATTTCTAGGGCGCTGCGGATCGGAGCTCAGCAAGCGCCAATTCATAGCTTCCTAGAGCTTGAAAGGGATCGTGATGCCTCGCAATAGTGCTGGAGTATATGCCCTCCCACCGACCAATCCGGTCATCCCGTTCACGACTATCGCTACGTCCTGGGCTAACCCCACGATGTCGGACATCGCGGCGGAACTGACGAATAGCCTTGACCGCACCGGTCGCGGTGGAATGTTGGCCCCATTCCGCATCTACGACGGAAACATCAGTCAGCCTGGCCTAGGCTTCACCAATGAAGTGGGACTAGGACTCTGGCGGTCGGGTACGGGCGTGATGCAATTCGTTGCAGCGGGGACCAATTTAGCACGTATTGACAGTGGTCTAGGTGGATTTGTAACTCCAGCTAAGATGCTTCATTACGGAGATGTTCAATGGAGACAAGTAGGGGCAAAGTGGTTTCAACAAGCAGTTTATAATAATACATTATACTTCTCGTGGTCGCAAACTGCTGATGCGGAGGATTGGGCTCCTAAGATGCATCTCACTTCAAGTGGCGATCTAGGGGTGTATGGATTATTGGATGCGACTGCTGGTTTAAGGGTGACTGGACAAGTAAATACAACTGGAGTAGTGATACATGATGGTAGTACTGGAAGTATAGCTGCTGCTAATTATCCTTGGGTTGGATATAAGTTAGAAGTAAAGTCTGATGTTACAAATCAAAATGCCAATGCTGCAATGATAGGGTTTCATCGGACAGGCTTGTATGGAGCAGTATTTGGAATTGATACAGATAATAACTGGAAAGTTGGTGGTTGGTCATTGGGAGCAAATGCTTATACTTTGCTTCATGAAAATAACTCTTTTGCGTATGATGGAGGCATTGGGGCTCATCTAAATGCTCAATGGCGTAATATCCGAACTACTGGGTCTATAACTGCAGGGTCAGTAAGCGGTACTCGTGGAGGCGATTCGGCGGTATTTAATGGGGCAGCAGACTTAAGGGTAATGCAGACCTTATCTTGCGCCTCGGGAAGCAATATTTCAGCCATTTACATGAATCAAGGTCAAATTGGTCGTTTAGAGGTGATCGGTAATGGTGCGGCTACTTTACCTGGTAATATACACTGGGCTATTGGCGCTCCTGTATGGGGAGTATTCGTGACTCTAGTCACCATATTCTTCGATGGGGCAACCTACTTCGGAACTACGACCCCATTTAATTCATGACCATTTCGTCGATCTCCCCATCCCCTACGGGATGGGCATATGTAAATAGCGCGTGGGGTAGCGCTCCTTGGTATGGCTACGATAATGCTAGTGTACAAGCTGTAGTACCTGTACAAGCAGCCTCTTGTTGGATTGTATGGAAAGTGACGGGTAATATTCCAGGTAATCAAGCTTTCAATGGTATCAATTTTAACGGTCCTGTGTGGTTTACTTGTAGAAGCGGTCCAGGTACTCAACGTATAGCTAATCTGTACGTTGATATGTTTAAGACGTTCAACGAATGTATTGGGGCTACGCCCGTCAATTTTGCTGGTATAACTTGTTACAATAACGGAGTTCACAATACTTGTAACTATTTGCTTCAAAAACCTGGCTTTACTTCTAATGATTTACAAAATGGTATCTACGTATGTGCCGCCATTGCTACTAGTGAACAAGAGTCTTGGATTGGCGACGGCCTCTACAATTTCGGGGCTATGGATTGGAGGATGTGGTGGGGTCAGGATCAACCTGGTGGCGGCGGTAATCCTCAGGCTCCTAACGGTCAATGGAGTAATCCAGTAGATAACAATAATCCAGGTAAAATACCAGGATCAGAATGGTTTGGCACCTTAGCCTGGAATGCTCTAGCACCCAATCCTAGTCCTGCTACAGTACATCCTACATTTCTCATACGTGGACCTGCAGGTATTACCTTCCAAGATACGGGGACACAAATCAAGGGTCCGTTCGCTTGGAATAATCCACTTTACGATTGGGCCTATACGGGGAGCATTATGATTGCTCCCACTACTCCAGTTGGCGATTATGCGGTTGAAATACAGATACCTGACTTGAACCCAAGTTTCTCAGGATTCGCTATGCAAGCACCCATTCGGGTCCGAGGCGGTAGCAGTGGCGGTTTGCTCACGGAGGCATGATGAAGCCCGAGAATTACACAGTAGGTGTATTGGTCCTCCCCATAGATGCCTTCTGGGCTTGGGCGCAGACGAACCTCCCAGGTAGTCAGTTCTACACGATGGGGAAGATTGTCGTGGAGCAGAATGAGCTGAAGATTGGTTACTCAGCCTCTAGCGCCGGTGCACCTCCCCCACCGGCAGCAGTAGTGATCGACCAGCTTCTTAAGGCATTGGAGAAAGATCATGGAGCAACTCAGCCTGGATCCTGAACACGTCATCGATGCGCTGCGTAACCAGCGCAATTCGGCAATGGATGAAATCGCTCGTCAAGCAGCGATCATAAGGGCTCTTCAGCTACAGCTGAAGGACAAGCCCGCTCAGAGCGTAATACCCTTTCCACATGCATCTGATTAGGAGTATGTATGAACCCAGTTCTCTGCGTTATCATCCCTGTAGGTGAGGGCTCCAGCCTGCCAGGTTTCGGCGGTGGTTGGGGTGGAGCAATCGGTGGCCGCCCAGATCAAGGTCTGCCGAGCCACGGTCATCCGGATCAAGGACTTCCTGGCTACGGTCACCCTGACCAAGGTCTGCCGGGTCAAGGTGGACATCCTGGGAATGCTCTGCCGGTTCCGCCGGTACGTCCCAGTCAGCCGATCACATTGCCTCCTGGCACGTGGCCGCCGCAACTTCCGCCAGGTGCCAATGTACCGGACCAAGAACTGCCTGCCGGTCGTCCAGGTCATCCGTCGCAACCGATCTTCATTCCGCCTGATCCGGACCTGGGGATTGAGCAGCCGATCTATCTGCCGCAACTACCGGAAGGCTCTGCGCTGCTGATAGCCCTTCCCCATGCACAGCCAAAGGGTGCCCCGGCGAATGCCAAGCCGGCCATCCTGGTACAGTCGGGGAAGAAGCCTGTTCTGGTGTACGTAACTGCGGGTCCGACCCCGAAATAAGCGTGTTTTGTAGGAGGCATGGGTAGGACGTTACCGCGCCTATAAAAACGCCCGTAGCATCCAGAAACACGTGGATCTGGACTGCTACGGGCGCTCCGCTCGGGGCGTTTTCGACCGATCGTTTATGCTAACCCTGATTTACATACCTGCGATCTGCGTCACCCTCGCACTGGTGAGCTGTCCCTGGATAATGACCCCAAGGAACCCTGACTTCAGTGTTGCAGAACTTACATGTAAACAGGGAACCTCTGTCATCGGTCCCTTCGTAGTTGAATCCGACGAAGCCCGTAGGCTGTACCTTACGACTGTCTATAATCAGAGAGTCGAGGATGGGGGTCTTATCGCCCTCGATCAGCTCGATGTACTTTTCCAGGAAATGCTTGGCCTTTAACAGGTCCTCCACCCCATTCTTGTCTCGGTGGCGGCAGACGTACTTCGTGATTTGCCCCTGGAAATAGTCCAGGTTTTGGGCCCAGACGAAATCCCAGTGCTGGATCGAGACATCCTTATAATGCTGTCCTCCTACCTGCCTAGTGTTTGATGTGGTCATTGATCGCTCCGTCAAAGTCCGGTATTTGTACATAGGGATTGTTAGCTAGTTCCTTGTATAAACCGTGGGCTCTTAGGTGGCCTTTAAGTTCGCTGTTAAGAATGGCCTTAACGGCAACTACCCCTCGGCTAAGTGGACCAAAGAAACACACGTTACCCAGAGAAATCTCCTCCACCGCCTTAAAGCAGAGATCCATGAGATCGGCGTAGTGGAGCAGCATCTCGTCCAGATGGGGGAGAGCATTGACCTCTATCTCCAGCTCCTTACAGATTTCCCTCTCCAGATCGATCACTGCCTTATTCAGGTCCTTGCTGCGCCATTTCGCCGGTGCGGGTATGTCCCCCGTTAGCAGTTCGGGAGCGTCGTGCATCATCGTCCTCCAGACACTCTCTAGGGGTGGTTTACCGTCGTACAGATAAAACACTAGCATCAGCATATTAGCTGTATGGGCGCCTACCGTCTCTTCAGATACTACGTGCGGAACCGTATGCCACCGCTTTACCCTGAAGGCTTCGCGCATGAACGTAATGAGGTCAGGCTTCACGTTTATTCTCCACTCTTTCTAGCCATTGTATGCACGCGTGTCTCCAATCCTCGTCGAAGATGCGACCCGCTACGTGTATAGCTAGGGGCAGGTTTCCGCTCTTGTAAGTCTCCCAGGCATCATACATGGGGGTGGCGTTATCCCGCAGTATGCGGCACTGGTAGGGTCGATTAGTGTGGATTCCCTCCTCCACGAATCGCTGGGCTTCCTCTTCGTCAAAGTTACGTGGACCGAACCTCCAACACTGGAAGGTAGGGTGTAGAGTATACCACTCGTTCTTACCTTCCTTATTCCACTTATCTACCCAGGCCTCGTAGATGTGGAGGTTATTGGTAAATTGGTGGTAATCGCCCACTTCTAACTGGAGAGCGTTAGCGATGTATTCTTGGAGGATAGACATATGGACCACGTTAGCCCCAAGCATTCCCCACACTAGATCGTTCGATCTGTTACAAACGGTCATTTCTAGTTTTCCATACTTAACCTGGAAATAGATGTGGGTATTACAAGGTAGGTCTTTACTGTCTACCTCTAGGTCAGACCTCGGGTCCCACATAGCAATGACGGCCCTACGCGTGATAGGGTCTTTATTCAGCATGTGTATGACCGTTTCGATCTGGTCGATCCG